GATTGAGCGCGGTGAAGAGCGCCGGGTTCGGCAACTCGAGATAGGCCTGATAAAGAGCGATCTGCGCGGCATAGACCGGCCGCGCGACGCTGACGCCGCGCTTGACCACGTCCTTCCAGCTGGATGCACCAAGCGCCTTGTTCTCCCACAGCGCGGGATAGTCCATGGCGACGGGGCCCGAGATGAGGCAGCCGTCGATGTGGCCCTTGAACCGTCCGCCGAGCGCCTCGAAACCGTATTGCCGCCCGTCGGCGCGTTCGGTACGCAGGTCGAACCCGGCCAGCCTCAGCCAGCCCGCCACCATGTCCTCGGCCCGGTGACCGGCCTCGAAGATGCGCAGCGTGCGCGGCGCGAAGTCCTGGCCCTCGTCCTTTGGCACCGCCAGGTAATCGAACTGGATCTGGCGCAGACAGTCGCGGCCAAGCCCCGAGGAACTGACATAGGTTCGGGGGCGCTCTTTCCCGTGGCGCCGGACGAGTGCGGTATCGATGGCCGCCGATACAGCCTCGGCGATCGGTGGGCGCGGCGCATCGGCACCATAGATGCAGCCTGATTTGTGATTGAGGTCGATCATCGGCGTGCCCTCAAAACGGAATCGGGTCGTCGAGCACGGTGCCGGTCCGCTCCTTGCGCGCGGCCTGCCTGCCCATGCTGTCGATGTAGCCGGTCACCGCCGCCTCGATCAGCCGGTCGATGTCCTCCGGCTTGCGGTGAAAGAAGGGCTCCATGAGCCCGAGCGATGTGAGCGCCTCGGCGAAAGACGCCCGTGCATCACGGATCGCCTGACGCTCGCGCGCGGTCTTGTCGATCATGCCGTTGTTCCTTTTGGCGATTTCCGCGCCGATGTCCTGGCACCGGCGCGAACAGAAGCGGTAATGGGGATGGCGGTCATGCCTCAGCCCGTGGCAGTAGCCGAAGCCGCGTGCCTCGCGCATGCAGACAGCGCAGAGCGGAGGCGCCGCCTCGGATGGGCGGAGCTGTTCCGATCCTGCCTGACGGCCGATCTCGCGAGCGCGCGGCTTGCGAACACGCGGCCTGCGCCGAGGGCCTGCATTCTTTCGCGGGCGACGTGCCATCGGTTCATCTCCGGCATTCGGCCATGCCCGTCAGCCGTTGAGCCAGGCGGGCATGGCGGCTGGCGCCGACGCACCGGTAGTGCCCTGACCCGGATTGCCCGGCTGTGACCTCAATGCCCCTTGCGCCTGCGGCGCGGCCGGCTGTTGCGCGCCCCATGCCGGCGCTTGCGCCTGCCAGCCCGGGGCCTGCGCGGTCGCGGCCTTGCGCGGTGGCGCATTGACCGGCTCGGGTGGAACGGTTTCGCCACCCATGATCGCCGCGTAGTGCGGCTCGTCGGGCAGAACGACATTGGCGATCCGGTTCTGGTCGCGGTATTTCGGGTTGGACGCGGGCTCGACCATGATGCGCGCGGCAAACACGATGCCATCGAGCTGCCTGAGCCCGGGCAGAACCCTTTTGGCCTTGGTGGCCGGGGTCTCGTCGCGCGGATCAAGACCGAAAGCGCTGTCGACGATAGCGCGAAAGGTCGATTTCGAGATCTTCCAGCCGATCGACTGACCCTTTTCATCGAGCTTGCCGCCGGCCACGGTGAAGCTCTGCCAGAACTTGCGCCGCGCATGCGGGCCTTCGAGGATGGTGAACTCGCAGTCGAGCATTTTCGCGTCACTCGACTGCGAAGCCTTCAGCAGCCCCGCATCCATCTGCGTGCCGCCATCTACACCCCCCGGGCGGATGGTCAGGCGGAGCCTGGCGAATGTGCCGTCGGGGATCAGTTCGCCGATGGGGGCCATTTGCGGCTGGGCGTCATTGAGATCGTAACTCATGTCGTGGTTCCTTTGCGTCTGTTCAGGAGGAGAAAGAGGATTGTGTGGGCGCGCGACCGTCGATTTTCGCGATCAGCGCGCCGAGATCGGGTGGCTCGGTCATGTCCAGCCGGCCGGAGCGGTCCTTGGCGGGCAGGCCCCAGGGATTGCCGGATTTGCAGACCAGCCGGCGTTCGGTGGCGGCCTCGTCAAACACCCATCCGCCTTCACCGTCAGGGGCAAAGAACTGCATCGAGACCACCTGATCGACGATGCCGGGCAGTTCGCGGCCGGCTTTCGAGCCTTCCATCTGAGGCTGCCAGGTGACCGCACCGAACTCGTCGGTGACCTTTTCCAGCACGCCCACGAAGATCACCGTCTTGCCGCGTGCGTGCTGCAGATGCTTCAGTGCCTGGATCACCTCGCGCCCGAGAAGCCCGTAGGCCCCGCGCACATCCGCCTTGCCCGTGCGCTCGGAAAACGCCTCGGGCTGCTGGCGCGCCCAGGTCATCGCCTGGCGTGTGAGGTCGGTGATGCTGTCGACGAAGATGATGCGCTTGCGCGCCAGAAATTCCTCGAGTCCGCTGTCGCGGTGCTCGGCCTGCAGCCAGGCGTGGCGCTCGGTGCCGTACCAGGATTGCGGATGCTGTGCCGGGTCCGGCCCGCCGATCAGCACGGCAAGGTCCCGAAAGTCGGTGAAACTGCGCACCGGGATCGAGTCCCCGCGCCAGTCCTGCACGGATTTGAGGCCGGCCTCGAGGTCGAGACAGACGGTTTCCTCGGCGGGCAGCGTTGTCAGCAGCGTGGTCTTGCCGACGCCGGGCGGGCCGAAGATCGCAAGCGAGGTCTTGTTCTCGGCAACCGAGAGCCGTTCGTCGGCGGTGATGATGCGGATGCTCATGTCGTTCTCCAATGGTGTTGCAGGGTGCGCGGCGGCGGGGATGACCGGGTGCCGAAGGGGAACCTGCCCGGCGTCACCGCACGGGCGCCCCGCCGCCGCGCGTTACCGGGCTCGGGATTCGAGCCGGAACACGGGTTTGCCGGTGGTCTCGGTTCGGGCATCCGCGAAGCCCTCGCGCAATGCCTGGGGCCAGGCGGCATAGCGGCGCTCGGGAACGCGGTAGGTGATGTCGAGATATTCAGCCGGATCGTCGCCCGCCGCGCGGATGCGCGCTGCCATCTCGGCCAGTCGTTTCTGATCCCAGGCCACTTTCTTCGGCAGATCGGCAATGATCGTGATGTCACCATCTTCGATGCGGACCGTGCCGGTGGTCTTGTCCCGGGCCGCGCGCTCGGCATCCGCCGCCGCGCCATAGCGCCGCGCGATCGCGGCCTCAAACCTCTCGCGCAGCCGTTTCACCCGGGCGGTCTCGGCGCGCGCCGCCTCCTGCAGCTCCAGGAGCATTTCCGTGGGCAGCGCGGCGATGTCGCCAAGCGAAAGCCGGTCGAGGTCATTGAACTGGGGAGCGTTGTCAATCTGTGGCATGTCGGGACCTCCGATTGATGGGAAAGACAGGGTCATCACGCGGCCTCTGGCTCGACAAGCAGCCGGTCGAGCGGTACCGGTGTTGCGCCGGTTTTGGGCCGGGCGATGGCGAAATAGGCGAAGCGGTCCGGGCCGAGGCGCTGCTGCACCAGATGCACGAGCCCTGCCTCGCAGGCACGAAACGCGGCCCGAGCCAGTGCGCCGAGGCGCTTGCGGTCCTTGTCGGACAAGGTCGACATGCCCGGCATCACGTCGATCCCGAGAAAGCCCCGGTGGTATTCCAGCCAGTCGCCGGGTGCGGCCTGGCCAACCCAGGCGCAGAAGGTGATGTCGGTGAGCGGGTGTACCGAGTGAATGTTCCCGGTCTGGGGTGCCATCAGCATGCCCGCGGTGCTCGCACGGCGCCGCGCTCATGGCTGGACGCGCGCGCAGGATCCGCCGTCAGCCGGCGCGGTCGCTGCCCGAGCCGCGCCACCGCATCGCTGACAAGGCGCGCGCGCCGCAGCTGACTCTGCTCGAAAACCTCGATGTCGGAAAGCCGGTAGAGCACCCGGCCACCGAGCTTCAGATAGGGAGGGCCTTCCCCGGTCCAGCGCCAGCGTTCAAGTGTACGGTGCGAAATGTTCCACCGTCGCGAAAGTTCGATCTGGTTGAGATGGCGTTGTTGCATCACGGCCTCCGTCTTGTTTTCGGAGGCACAATGCGAAATCCTAAAGGGGGATGTCGTGGGGATCGCGGGGGGATTTAGGAAGAAAAAATTATCACGAATAATCAGACTGTTAAGCTGAGGTGGGGATCGTCATCCGCTGGCGATCCCCGGGGCATCCCACAAAGAGGGGGATACCCATCCCCCTCAACCGCTTCACTCTTCTGGGACGACCTCAGTTCTAAGTCGGTATAGGCCCCGACCGTCAGATTCGATCAGATCGCGCCAATTGGACTGCGACTTGAATACGTCAGCCATTCGCATACTACGTGACCGCGCAACAGTCAGCAGGCGCTTCCCATTTTGCCAGGGCTCGCCTCGAGCTGCTGCGCTATGTAGTTCCTTCACTACGCGTGCCTGGACATCCCCAAGGTAGTAATGTTGCCCGTTGCAGCACACGTGATGGTAGTCCGGAGACGCAGAAAATCCCGTGCTCCCAGAGCAAAGCTCTGCTGTCTTAAAGCCTCGCACCTTTTCGATTCTGTCCCGTTCCTCACGACGTATAAGTAGATCTCCAAGCATGACGAGAACCGGACTGGCCATGTAGTGCACGCGCATGCAGCTTCCATCAGGCTGGCGGAAGTCAAATACGTTCCGCTCGGAGCAGCGAAAGATCATATAGGCGTCACCAGGATGCAGATCGACGAGGCCAGAATAGATCGTCCTCTCCTTAGGAGACCAACGACGTCCACCAGATTTCAACCTGCGAAACTCGCCAAATTCCATCGGAACGTCGTAGATCCGGATCGACAGGCGCAACTCATCGTTTTCGGCGAGATAACCCAGATCATGCTCCGGCATCTGCCAGCGTTCGAGAATTTCCTCAATGGTGAAATACTTTTTCTCAATCTGCATGAGTTAGCCTCCGAGTCTCTTATTAGTTGTCGAAATATTGACGTAAAACCGGGGCGTCCAAGGATCAATCACGAATTTTTCGTTCGCTTTGTGAGCTGTCGGAGTCGTTCCTCGCACTTGGTGCCCCGAACTGAGTCAATGCAAGGGATTCCTGGGATACTCTTTGGCATGCGACATTTCGCAAGACTGCCTTCGAAAGGTTTCTAGCTGTTACGCACATCTTCCCTACCGATTTGATTATGCTTGTATTTTCCTATTGAAAGCCGATCCTTTGGGAGGCTTCCAACACAAGGAATTACGCCGATGACAGGTCGTGCCGGCCCAAACCCCCTGCCACCCGCCACCATGACGCCCCGCGAGCGCCGCGCGGAACTCTGCGCCTTGCTGGCCCTCGGCCTGATCCGCCTGCGAATGCGGGAACATGGGCAACTCTTCGCGAAACATGGAGAATTTCCGCTTCACAACTCAGGCGTTGAGAGCGGTAGTGCAGGTCCAACCGACAGGAGGACCGCATGAACTCACACGATCCCATCCCCGCGCGCCTGGCCGCGCTGAAGGCCATGAAGACGCCCGAGTTGAAGACCCAGTGGCGCGAGTTGTTCGACAGCGAGCCGCCGCCCTTCAACCGGCGTTACCTTGAAAGCCGGCTGGCCTACCGCATCCAGGAGCTCGCCTATGGCGGGTTGAAGCCGGAGACGGTGAAACGGCTGGAACGGCTGGGCGAGGAACTGGACGGCGGCGACCGCAAGAAAAGCCGCATCCGGGCCGATCTCAAGCCCATCGTCGGCACGCGCCTGATCCGCGAATGGCAGGGTGTGGAGCATGTCGTCACCGTCACCGCCGACGGCTATGAATGGCAAGGCCGGCCATACAAGTCGCTGTCCTCGGTCGCCCGCGCCATCACCGGCACCCGCTGGAACGGCTGGGTGTTCTTCGGGCTCAAGAATCGGAGCCGGCGATGACAAGCGTGAAGATCAAGCGCCGCTGTGCGGTCTATACCCGCAAATCCTCCGAGGAAGGGCTGGAGCAGGAATTCAACTCGCTCGACGCCCAGCGGGAGGCTTGCGAGGCGTACATTGCCAGCCAGCGCTCCGAGGGCTGGGTGCTTGTGCGCGACCGCTACGACGATGGCGGCATCTCGGGCGGCACGCTAGAGCGGCCCGGCCTGCAGCGGCTGATCGCCGATATCGAGGATGGGCTCGTCGATGTGGTGGTGGTCTACAAGATCGACCGCCTCAGCCGCTCGCTCGCCGACTTCGCCAAGCTGGTCGAGGTGTTCGACCGCAACGACGTGACCTTCGTCTCGGTCACCCAGTCCTTCAACACCACCACGTCCATGGGCCGGCTGACGCTGAACATCCTGCTTTCCTTCGCCCAGTTCGAGCGCGAGGTTACGGCCGAGCGCATCCGCGACAAGTTCGCGGCCTCCCGCAAGAAGGGCATGTGGATGGGCGGGGTGCCGCCCTGGGGCTACCGGGTCGAGAACCGCAAGCTGGTCATCGATGAGGAACGCGCGGAACACGTCCGCTGGATCTTCGCCCGCTTTATTGAGATCGGCTCGGGCACGGAACTGGCGCGCGAAGTGGAAGAGCGCGGTCTGCGCACGCCGAAAGGCAACCGGATCGACAAGAAGTTCCTCTACCGGATGCTAAACAACCGCGCCTATATCGGCGAGGCGGTGCACAAGGGCCACAGCTACCCCGGCGAGCACAAGGCGATCATCGACCGCGCGACATGGGACAGGGTGCATGCCATCCTGAAAGAAAGCCCCCGCAAGCGCGCCGCCCGCACCCGGGCCGAGACACCGGCGCTCTTGAAGGGGCTGCTCTATGGCCCCGATGGCGCGGCGTTCTCGCCGACCCACACCCGCAAGGGCGGCAAGCTCTACCGTTACTATGTCAGCCAGACTGTGCTGAAGCACGGGGCCGGAACATGCCCAATCGGCCGGGTGCCGGCGG